CCTAAGGCGCATAGAGCCGAATTGACCCTTGGCCTGCACTGCTGTCGCGGTCTCGCGCGGATCACTGGAGCCACGGATGATGTCTGCCAATCCGGTAATCTCGTAGATCTGTTGCTTGACGTGATCTACAGCCTCATACGCAGCCACCAAGGCGTTTCCGATAGGAGTTAGGTCAACGATATCAATCGCGCCCTTGAGTCCATTCTTCTCCGCGAATGCAGCCCAATTAGAAACTGGAATCAAGTCTCCGTTGCCAGCCTCAGTAAAGAGGCGCGCAAGTTCAGGAACGGCTGCGTCATGCACGCCGCGAACCTTCAGCGCCTTGATCAACCCATCAATCGTGTTGGCGAGGTTATCCAGCTCGTACGCCTGATCCTGATACATCGTGAAATCAGGAATTGGGATCAGGCTATCCGTTGTCAGCGTGGCAAACAGCGGGCGAGGACACGGGAAGAAGTTTTCCAGCTTCAGCGGATCGTCGCGAACATCCAGCATGTCCGGATTGCTCTTCGACATCCACAGAGCCTTGTTCGTCTCCTTGTCCCAGATCTCATAGATACATGCTTGATAGGACTGCGCATCGCCGCGCTTCTTGTCCTCGTCTTCCGGGCGAGTGTCCAGCGGAATTTTGTTGCCGATCTCTTCGCCGAACCTCTCGACCAATGCCCCGCGCGTCATGTAGACCTTGCGCCATACCGCAGGAACTTCTTCCCATGTCCGAGCGATGATGTGCCCGAAATCGCGCCAATGAACGTAATCTACGGGACAGCACTCGTAATCAAGTTCCTCCTGCGCGACTGGATCTACCCCTGCTTCGTCGGCATCTTCCGTAATCTGCAGTCCATCCTCGGGGGTGCCTTGCTCGGCGGCTTTAAAGTGTGGCTCGTACCGCACCCACGCCGTCCCGCGACCGCCCATGAACCTGTCAAACACAGAGTTCGTCATGGCCGAACGATAGTCCGGATAATGCTCGATCTCAAATTCCAAGCCGCGCTCAATGATCAGCGCGGCTACACGGCCAATTGGATCATTGTCGAAATGGCGGCGACTAACATCGGGCTTGGGGACGCGCGAGAACGTCGCTGGCATCGCCGTCTGAACGTTCGACCAGAAGATGTTGAATTTCGCTGGATTGGTTGAATCCAATTCCTTCGTGTCGTCGCGATACCTTTTCAGGATTTTCGAGACGCGCATCTCCCATTGCTTGAACGCGCGCTCGTACTCGGCAATCTGTTCAGTCCAGAACTGAACAGTCTCACGACGATTTTCCATTAGACTGCGGATTAGACTGGCACTTCAGCCCATTTGAAGCCGAACCACATGCCAGCGACCGAGGCCTGAGCTGGCGTGACGAACAAAGCATAACCACCAGGCGGCAGGATGATCTGACCCGCGATATCCACGACTTGAACGCCGGTGCTGTTAGCCGTCGCGGTGCCAGTGTTCGTAATGAACATGTCGTAGAACGGCGCAGTCGGAAGAGTTGCCGACACGTCAGCCAAACCAACGCCCGCAGGACCTGTACCGATCAGCGACGAACGCACAGCGACAGGAGTTGTGTGGGTAACGTTGGTGGTCGAGTTGTAACCAGTAGCGATGGCGAACGCCTCAACCTGGGTGGCCTGAATCACCGACTGCATCATCGATGCCGAGATCAACTCCATGTTGACCGTCGAAGTAATCGGGTTCGAGATCACCAGACCAGTGTACGTAGTCGCCAGACCAACGGTGGTGGTAACAAGCGCCTGCGTCGCCGCGGTGAAAATCTTCCCGCGATAGCATTGCTCGTAATAGCGCCCGTGCAGCTCGGAGACAATGCCGTCACCTTGCTTGCCAGCGCGTTGAACGATCAGGGTCGAGTCAGAAGCGTTCTGCGCGCCGACCATCAATTGGTTTTGTGCCATTACTATCTCCTACAGCCTCACGGCGTATGAAAAGAAAAACCGCCCGTAGGCGGTTCGATTTACTGCGTCTGAAACTCTTAGCCCGGTCCCTCGGCGATCTCGTCTTGCCTGAGCGCCTGAATGTCATCCTTCACATCCGGGTTCATATTCGCCAGGTATTTGTTCATCGCCCGCAACTCGATCAGGATGTTCAGCATGAGAAGCGATTGGGCGTTTTGCGTGATATTCGACCCAGCAGTGACAGTGGCAAACGTGCCTGTATTCGGGTCAAACAGTTTGATCGTTGCCATGGTCTTCCTCGGTCATTTGCGCCTCATCTGTAACGATTTCAGCGGGGATATCGCCAGACTCATCAGCCACAACCTCTTCAATGACCTCAACGCCCCCCTTTTCCTCAACGGCGCGCGACTCCAGAATGTAGTTCTTACCGTGATATCGGCAATGCAGCCCGCTTTCTACATCATCCAGTTCCGACGCTGGGCAGCAGCGGATGCAAAAGTGTTTCGTTGTCATCAAATTCTCCGGTTATCGCGCCGTGGCGTCTGCTTCCATAGCTCGTCTAGCGTCACTTCGTTGTTGCCTACCGTGATGCCTCGCATTTTCTCGGGGCCTGGCGGCGGCGGCTGCAATTGCTGCATGATCAGGCATCCATACGAATAGCCATCGCCGTCATGTGACGCCCAATCGTGTTTCGGCTCGCTGCTGAATATTTTGGCTTCCTCGTCGTATTCATACGACCAAGCACGCAAGCCATCCAATCCTTGCTCACAGTTCGTTGCGTTGAACGAAACGCGCGGGGTAAGCACACGCGCAGCATTCACACGATCAGCAATTCGAGAGTTCGGTGTGATCCGAACTTTGTCTGAGCCAAAGTGATCAATGAACACCTCAACCGCGCTGCGCTTGGCCGAAAATGTCTTGGCCCTCGCGTCATGTGGCAACCAGATGTGCCCCAATGCTGACTGGCCAGTAGATACCTTGTACTTCTCAATCCGCTCGTTCAGTCGATAGCACCACTCTTCGGCGTCGATACCCCAGCCACCGTCATAGTCCACGACCGCATAGCCACCCAATCGAGGCTGCCAGAACCACCATGTAGCGCTGTCCCGATGCCCAATGTCTGCGGTGATCTCAAGCGGAGCACCGAACACATCGAACTCAATGTGATCGCCGATCAGGCCGTTCTTCTCATTCAGGCCCAACTGCCGCGCCAGAATCGCACCTAGATTCGCTGCCTCGAATGAACAAAGATATTCCTGCTCGAACTTCGCGCGGCCGTAGTCTTCGCCAAACTCTGCGATATAGGATTGCAACTCTGCATCCAACTGCGCCGCAGAAAAAACGCCCGACTCGCGGGCGTCCAATATTTGAGCAAAGGCGGCTGGATCTTTCTGCGCCGCCTTAAATGTCGTATAAGCGTGATTCCTGCCGCGTGGAGTGGTGATGAATATCTGCCACCCGTTGTTCTCGGCAATGATCGGCCTGAGATACGCCCTAGCGTTCGGATTTGCCAACGCCCATTCGGAATACACAATCCCTGCCGGCGCCGAGCCAACCAGGCTGTTAAAGTTGTCGGACCCAACGACCTGCCACGACGATCCGTTCTTGAATGTGATCAGCATTTCGGTGTCGTTCGTGGAGGACCGCAGCTCATGCGGAAACGCCTCATCGATACGCCGAATGCCAGTATGCGGATTCACCGCCTTCCAAATCGCCTTACGAGCCTGCGCGGCCTCAGGCAACATATGCCAGTAGTTCGCCACACGCTCAAACGCTGCACAAGCTGTTCTATGCAGCGCGATCTCATCCTTACCGTGCCGGCGCGCCCATATCAACTCAGCGTGTCGGCCACCGTTCTCTAGATATGTCCACGCTGGTAATTGGTAATCACGCGGGCGCCAGTTATTTGGCAGCTTTACGCGCATCCGCCTGCCTCATCCTCGCAATCAGCTTGCGGGACATCCAATATACGTTCCAAACATGCCTTATTTGCTCACGCACCGAGAAAGGCTGCACTACCTCGTTTGCTGTAAGGCGATACTGCCACCCCATACAAAGCAGCCATAAAGCAATCATCGCGCTTGGCGTAATCCTGCAAAGCCCGAATCCCCATACAGTGCCCGACCCATTTCGAATGACGCGGATCATTTTCCACCACCAAAGCGCGTAATCTCCACTACCAGCGGGCCGCCACCTTCGCCGGTTACTTCCTGCTGCACCTTGTCGCCATAGACCTTCGGTTTGAGCTTCGACGCGATCCACTTGCGGGCATCCACCCTAAGCCGCGACCGCGCTATCACATCGTGATCTGTGCGCTCATTGCCCTCGTCGTCGGTGTAAGTGTCGTTCGCACCATCGTCGGCAATATCAAGAATCTCATCAGCCAATGCATCGGCCTGAGCATCTCTTGCGCGCGCGTATTGGTCGCTAAATTCCTTATGAGTCGCTAGCCAACGAAACACAGTTGCCTTGTTCGGCATGTCGTCAGCCAGACAAATCTTGCGAAGGCTTTCACCCTCGGCTATGCGCTCGCAAATCTCATCTGCAAGCCTTTGGCTGTATTTACTTGGCCTGCCCATTTTCTAACTCGCCAAGTTTGGCTTGCAGCTCAAGCAGCTTTGAGCCTAATGCACGGTTAAGGCAGATCTCCTTTACTCTGCGCTCGTGCTCTTCCTCAAGCGCCTTAAGAAGCGTGAGATGGGCCGCCTTAAGTTCATCAAAAGCCTCGTTGCTCGCCTTTTCCTCAATTGCGGCGGCGATCTTCACCCACGTATCCGCATCAATACCACCAATGCGACACGCAAGCGGCGGCTGCGTAAGTGACGTGAATGTTTTCTCTTCGAAATTAAAGCGCCGCAGGATTTCCTGCAAATCCTCGTTTTTCATCTCTGATCATCGAAGTGGTTCGATGCCTCGATTAGTTGTTGAATTAATTACTTGACTTCCAGATAATCGGCCAATTTACGCAGGAGATCTGGCGTGTCTTTAACATGGCCAAGTGTTTTATTGCATCTGTCACAAAGCCATCCGCGAAATTTTCCAGTAGCGTGATCATGATCAAATACGATCCGCGTGTTTGTATCGCCGCATACTTCACAGTGCGGCGGCTTTTCTCTGCCGGCATCAAGCTCTCGCGCTAAATCCCTCTTCTCCGCCCATCGTTTTTGGCGGGCGCGTTCAGCTTCTGGGTACGCCTGTCGGAGACGCCGTTTATTTTCCTTATCGCGCGTCCTTATTTCCTCAAGATGAGTCACGCGATATTTGCTTTGAATGGCGCGAATATTTTCTGGATGCTTCTGACGATAGCGTTGCGCCTGCGCGGCAACCAGATCGTGATTTTTGGCGCGCCACTCTTTAGTTTTTGCGTATGCATATCCAGGATCAGCCGCTGCCTTTTTTGCGTTTCTGAGATTCAAGCACTCTATGCAGCCGCCATTTGACACATATCTCTCGGCGAGATGACCGGCCGCGCACGGCTCGCCGGTAAAATAGCGTTTCTTGCCAGCCTCAAAGGCTTGGCGTGCGGTGCATATCTCCATTATTTATTCAGCACTTCATGCGCCTTTGCGCGCACTTTCGCCGCCTCTTGCGGGCTTAATTTGCCAGCATTTTCCATTTGCGTCGCTCGACCGAGAGCCACCTTGGCGTGATTTTTGTCCGGCATCGGGTACTTGCGCTCACCCGGCAGCCCATACAGGGCGCTTGCGAGCCTCTTGCGCTTCTCTGCTGTTAGGACTGCCATTTATGAGCCTCAAATGTAAAAGCGCCCGCTCACCGTTTCCGGCTGCGGGCTAAGGTCCACCAGGGAGGTGATGGAGGGAGAAATTAGTGCAACTGATCTGGATTGATGCCGATGGACTTCGCAACATCCATCTTGGCGCTCAGCCGCTCTTCAGCGCGAACAAGGTTACAGAGCATCTGCAACGCGAGGCGGAATGCGTGAATGCCTTGAGCGGTCCAGCCTATCGTATTGGCGGCGACCAGCTTTTCAACCATCTCGTCGCTATTCAGGATGCTCATTACGAAACTTTCGGAACATGTCGTCCAAATACTGATTTGTCGACACGTTCATGGTGATCTGTACGTTTTCTGCTTCATTGAGTACATATCGCCTGAATCCTTGGAGCGTCCGAACAATCGTGTTCCTGTCTTTGCAATGGACTAGCGCGTCCGCCAAAGCCTCGATTGATTCGGTGACGCGGTCCATGACTATGCGCGAGGGGGTGAATCATGCCACTCAAGATTGCCGCAATATCCGGACGGCTCCAATGTCTGCTCTTTCTTACATTTTCCGCAACCACGCCACGGTTGGCTATCGCTGTAATACCATTTGTGGAAGCCGAAGAAGCAGCGCACCTTATCAAGCAGAGTCGCTTTCGGCGGCATTGCAAATGCTTGCATGGCTTCCTCTTATATAGTTGGC